TTTTCGATAAAAAATCTGCGCTACAATGGGTGCGAGAAAACAAAGGAAAACCTATTTATGAGGACTAGTTGCTTTTATGGGCGGGGCCACCACCCCGCCCTTAGTCAAGCATTATTCAATTTTCAAAGAGCACCCGGTCAACTGGCCGGGTTTTTTTAAAAATACTCGAATTGGTATGAACCTGTTTTATCCGTCCGGGCCGCAATGAACTGAAACTCTGGGAACATTTCAGCTGCAACTTTTATCTTTACCCTGGCGTCATCTTCCCAATGGCCCTTGTATTCGTGGATCTCAATTTGCTCCGCGGTGACGACCATAAAATCAGGGCTGTAAAAAGTGTTATCGGCAAGGCGCAACTTGAACGGTTCAAATACCCAGCGGATTATTTCACCGGTTCTTTTCCGCGCGTCCAGATACGATGAATATTTTTCCTCAGATTTATTCATTTTTCCGGGTGCGTGACGGGGCCGCGGGCGCATGGTCAGTTTTGGATTACCAAACTTTCCTGTTTTTTTTCTGGGAGGGGCATCATCAGCAACGATTTTCCCCGCCTGTAGCCTCTGAAATTCTTCTTCGGTAATTCTCATGATTCACCATTCAACTTTTCTTCCAGCGCCTTAATCTCAACTTCAGTTAACAAAATCAACTGCTTCTTAATCTCTATTCTCTGCTCGATTTCTTTCTTTTCTGATTCACTCATTGTTTCACCAAATTCCTTATTGTTTGAGTTTTCACATCAAAAATTACCTCAAAGCGCCCTGTTTCCCCGCTTCTGTGCTTTGCGATATCGAATTCAGCTATCCCGCGCTTTTGGTTGTCTTCCGATTTATTGTAAAGTTCGTCCCGGTAAATAAATATTATTATATCCGCGTCCTGTTCTATGGCGCCGGACTCCCGCAGGTCCGACAACATCGGGTGTTTATCTGGCCTGCTGTCAACCTGCCTGTTAAGTTGGCTCAGGCCGATAACCGGAATATCCAATTCCCGCGCAATCGCTTTTAGCGTCCTGCTGATTTCTGAAACGGCTTGCTCCCGGCTGTCATGCTTGCCAGTTGATCTGACAAGCTGAATGTAATCGACAATCAGAAGTCCAAGACCCTGTTCTTTCTTTATTTTTCTGGCTTTCGCCCTAATCTCTTGTGATGTTATGTCTGGCTTGTCGTCAATGTAAATCGGCCACCGCGAGATTGATTGTGTTGCGTTGACTGTTTGCATCCACTGATTATCAGCCAACTGTCCGCGCCGGAGATTTCGGGAGTTTATCCCTGATTCCCGCGCCATTATTCTGGTCATAACCGAATCTGCGTGCATTTCCAGGCTGAATAATAAAACTGCTGTGCCGGATGCGGCCACGGTAGCCGCAATGTTCCCAGCTACAGCGCTTTTACCAGTCCCCGGGCGACCTGCCAGAATTATCAAATCACCGCCAATCAGTCCGGATGTTGCGGAATCCAGATCCGCAATTCCCGTTGGATGACCGATCATCGAAAACCTGTTGTTGTACCGGTATTCGATTCCAGAAAATGTACTTTTGCATATTTCCTGCGCGTTTTTCAGTGTGTCTGATTGTTTTGCGAGAGACAAATTTAAAATTGTTTTCTGGGCTTCCTCGAGTTTTGCTTTACTGTCGCCGGATGGATCATAAACAGCCTCAATGATTCGCGTTGCCTCTGAGATAATTTTCCTTTCAATTGATTTTTCTTTTACGATAATCGCGTAGGAATTAATCGAAAACGCTGACACTACCGAATCAACCACCTCAGACACATAGGCGTTCCCACCGGCCTTTTTTAGATTCCCCGCCGTTGATAGATTTTCGCAAACCGTTACCAAATCAGCAACTTTACCAATGTTTAATAATTCAAGAATGGCTGAAAACATGAGCTTGTTCCCGGTGTGGTAAAAATCTTCTGGCTTCAATTCACAGGTTATCTTATCCAATACACTGTTTTCGAGCATCAAAGAGCCGACAACTGCCCTTTCTGCGTTTTCGTCGTATGGAGGAACTCGTTTTGTTTGGTTGTCTATCATGCTGTTACACCTGCTCTGCAATTAACACAGCCTGTTTCGGTAAGGTCTGACCTTGTTACGCGCTCCCCGCACGCCGGGCAACTTATCACCAATGGAGACTGGCTTACGTTCGCCATGGAACCCCCATTACCATTTCCGTTAAAAAATCCACGCCTGTGCCAGTTCATCAAAACCTTGTAATGATCTTTGTATTTTCCCGATTTTACGGTGATAGAATAATCAAGCTGTTCTATCCCAACTTCCAGTATCTTCTGGCCTAACGCCTCCTGGAGTTTTTTATACTCATCTTCGGCCAAATAGACCGAATCAAGATATTTTGTTTTGTTACCTTTATTTTTTTTTGTAGGAAGTTCGCCGTCAGGCGCTTTGTCTTTGTCTTTGTCTTTGTCTTTGTCTTTGTCTTTGTCTTTGTCTTTGTCTTTGTCTGTTAGCGTCACTGTGACGCTGTGACGCGTCACATCTGCGTCACTTATGCGCAATCTATCACGGTATTTCTGTGTTCTTATTTTTGTAAGCTCCCGTTTATTCTCAATATCTTCAAGTTTTTGGTGTTTTGAGAAATTTATTATTTCTATAGTGTTTTCATCGAACAGATCAATCATTCTGTACTTTTTAAAGAGAGCCATACCCATTTCTACGGTACGTTTTTCAATTCCAAACGTACTTGACAGGTCATCAATCGTGTATGGAATACCGTCTGATATTTCGATTATTCCGGGCCTTCATGATTTCATTGCCAGGCATAAAAGCCCAATCCATAAAACAAAAACCTTGTCGCCGTCTGGGTGCGCCCTTATTATTTTTATTTTGGCGTCATCAAGGATATTAACATCAAGTTTAAGCCATGTTATCATGCGATACCTCACCAATAAATAACCCCTGATCGGTTGCGACGAGGCCATTGATGGACTCCCGAAAAGGGGTTAAATATTGGTTTTTTATTTTATGATTTGTCATTTTTACCTCGTCGCTGATTAATAAATAACACAAAACTATCAGCGCGTCAAACAGTATTTCTAATTTTCCGTTTTCCTATCTTCTCGTTCTCCCGCCGGCACTGACTGCAAATTTTCCGCTGCGCCGTGTGGATAATCGCCGGACGTGCCCAAAGTCTTTGGAATTTCCCTCCAACAAAATCGGCATTTCTCCGTCCGTCGTCACTTCTCCAGAGCATCGCCATCGGAGTGAACCCTGCGCCCATTGTTTCTTCCATTCGCTTTGTGGCTTTAATTATTGAATCTCCCTTATATCCGCAAAGAACATAAGCGCGTAACGTGTGGCTCTGTGTAGTGAATCCGGCGGAAAGAAGCATCTCCCCTGCTGTTTGCAACGGTTTGAGATCGTCGGGCGTGTCGTATGCAAAAAATAATTGTTTCGGTTTTAGCGAGCGCAAAGTAAGGCAGTGGGCATACGTAAGGCGCTTTGCCTCTAATCCTCCCGTGAAGTCCGCATATCTCTCCTGCCGCGACAACATTGTAAATACTTCCCAAATATGATTTTTTGAACATGCCAAAAGATTATCATCAAGGACATTGAACCCATCTGTAACTGGCAATTCCCTTATTGTTTGGCCTTCTCTTTTCCAAGCTGAACAAAACCAACACCCATTCGGGCATCCCCGCGACGTAATGACATAACCTTTTTTGAGGTACATTCCGGGCGCGAAATCACCGCCCGGTTCACCTGTAGCCGGGCCGCCGATCCTCACGGGAGCAACAACGCGCCATTGTTTCGCCAGATATTCAGCGCGGGGCAAATCCCAAGTAAAAGCAACAGAAACATGAATTTCATCTGCTTCATCGAAAAACCCCGGAACCGTATTTATTCTTACGTTCTCATCGTCGGGAGTCGCTTTTGTTTTTCTTGGAAATACGCGGATTATTTTCATGCCGCAATCCCCCTCAATTCATTTTCCATCCGACATTTCCAGTATTCATCCATGTTGGTTTTTGAATACGAGCTTTTCAATATCAACATTTCATCAAACCATTCTGCCGATCTGACTCCGCTTTCAACCATGATTTTCTTGAACAAATCCGGTGTGCCGTGTGCCGACACGGGGCCATAAACATGATGATCGTTGCACAGGTTTACACAGGTATCCGGATTATGTTTTACCGCCCTACCTCTTCCGGCCGCATGATGTGGACTACAATCCGTTTTCTGGCAGCCCGGGAACTCGCAGCGATGGCCGGCACGTTTCGCAACTACATTTCGGAGTAAAACATCAATGGTCATTCTTCCCCCGGAAGATTAATCGTTTCAACACTGCCGCCGATCCTTGGAGCAGCGCAGATAATCATAAGCCAGGTGCGGACAATATGATTTCGCGCCCTCTGGATACCCGGCGCAGCGCTTCTGCTCAAAAATATCCTCAGCCGCAAGGCAAATGCCCTTATGGCTTTTCATTGTCTTGATATCTGCGGTAGAGTATGTTTGATGAGTCCACTGGTTTACGTCTGGGATTTCTAAATTGTTCGGCATTTCAAATCCTTTTTCCACTTATTGCGTCTATTTGGGTAATAAGCGCCGATTTTCCACTTATTGCACTGTTATATTGCTCTTTGATATTCATTTAGCAACCCGATTTCTCTGTCATAATTCATTTCGCATTCGGGGCCACAAAAATATAAGTCTGTCGCTTCGTCATAATTCCCTTCTGCGTCAGGGTTATATTTTCGTCCGCAGTGAGAACAGCAATCTAACCCGTCGCGTACAGCGGACTGCGCGGACGTTGTGTGTGTTTCATGTTCAGTGCTCATATCATCCTCCTCGGTTATTGTTATTTCGGCTCTTCTGCGCCGCTTGCCGTTGAGCTTTTCGTTATATTACTCGTCCACAGGTTTTTCCAAAAATATCCAATTTGCATGGGTATATTTCTCCTTGAATCCCTGTGACAAGCATATCACTCGGAGTCATGTTGTATGTTCCTTCGAGCGTAGGAATTAAATAACAATTATCGTTTTCATGGGTTATCGGATGACCTTTATAATTAAAAGACCACGGCATGTTATTTACAATATTGCCTCCGTTTTCTTTTCCATATTTCACGAGTTCATCAAAAGTTATGGCTTCAATCACTACTGGTTTTTTTCTAAATTTTGACATAATATTTTCCTTTCAAGTTTGGTAATTCGTAATATAACAAATCAATACAGCTATCCAACCACTTTTAAAACCAGTAAGATTAAATGTGTCTTGA